AACTTTTTGGAATAGAAGGTGAGCTAGGTAAAGACATAACAAATATTTTAAAAAATCCCGAAAATATAAAAAAAATAAAAAATATTATAAATAATCCTAGCGTTCAAAAAATTTATAGTACAGCTAAAGACATTTATGGTAAAGTAAGGTCTACTGTTGAGCCTATTGTAAAGCTACCTAGTATTACAAGCACAAGTAATAAAAATAAAAACAAAAATAAAAACAAAAATAAAAAAGGTGGTTTTGGACCTAAAAAACACCCAAACTATGATTTTTTTAGTAGCGGGTTTAAAATGAAACGTAAATGAGTTTTAAACTAGGTAAAAGTAAACGCCCGTCTATGTATGGTGGTGTTATAAAATCAAAAATGAGGTTTGGTCAAGAATCTGGAGAAAGTGATATATCTGTGCCTGGTACACCTGTTATTAGAAAACCACTAGAAGAAGGAGTTTTAGGTGAAGCTAATATGGATGGCAGTATATACATTAGTGATAAAATACAACCTGGTAGTGCAGAAGAAAGACAAGTGATAAACCACGAAATGAGACACTCAACAGATATGAAAACAGGTAAGTTAGCTTATGGAGATGATTTTGTAAAATTTAATGGTGTTACATATCCTAGAGTAACTATAAAAGGTAAAGATATGATAATTGTTGACGGTGTTGCAAAAGAAGCGGGTGACGGTGGTTTTCCATGGGAAGACGATGCAAACAACGGAACAGAACCAGCTGTATAACTATGAAAAAAATATTTAAAGATAATAACGATTATAATGAAAAATCTATTATAGGTTTTTTAGCATTTGCAGTAATGTGTGTGATTATGTTAGTAGATGTTGTAACAGGTTATTTTGGAAAAGATTTAGTAATTAACGAATTTATATATGATTCATTTGTATTTGTAGTGATTGGTTGCTTCGGTATAAGTGGATTAGAAAAATTTGCAAAAAATAAATAAATGTTAGATAAATTATTTGGAGGTGGCGCTGCTGACCTCGTTAAAAGTGTAGGTGGTGTTATAGATGGTTTACATACATCTGACGAAGAAAAACTCGCTGCAGAGTTAAAAGTAAAAGAGTTAGTAGCACAATACGAAACTCAAATGGAAAAAGAAATAACTTCTAGATGGCAAGCAGACATGAAGTCAGATTCATGGTTATCTAAAAACATCAGACCATTAGTTTTAGCATTTTTAGTAATATCAACTGTACTATTAATATTTATAGATGCAGGTGCTATTAACTTTGTGGTAGAACAAAAATGGACTGACTTATTACAATTAGTATTAATAACCGTGATCGGTGCTTATTTTGGTGGTCGATCATTTGAAAAAGTAAAAAAATAAAAAAATGGGAATAAATTCAACAGAAGTCTCTTATGGCTTTGGACAATTAGGTAGCGTATACACCACAGCAAGTAGTGACGCTATAAAGCCACCAACAAATAAAGTTTTTGTAGCTATAACAATGTTAGCTGATACTGTTTTTGATGACTCAGCTGGTTTAGTTGCTGATAATCCAACTGTTAGAACAGCTGTAAATACTACAGCAGTAGCCGCTGTTTATATAGGTACAGAAAAAGCCGCTGGTGATTTAGCTGCTGGATCAGAAACTACAGACGAAGGATCTGGTGGTCTTATTATTGGTGGTAGTAGTGAAGCAGACGCCGTTACGTTTCCAAAAGGAGTTACTATTTACGGTAGATGGACTGAAATAGATGTTCACTCTGGAGCTGTGATAGCTTATATAGGAGACTAATGTTAGGATTAGGTAACAGCGTAACTTCTAGTCAATATGTAGATAGCTGGACACCAGCAAGTTTATCAAACTTAACGTTGTGGTTAAAGGTTAATCAAAATATTACTGCGGATCAAGATAGCGGTGGTACTTCTGTCACTCATAGTACAGCGGCTGGAAATATGGCAGATCAAGACAAAATTAATGCTTGGAACGCTTTTGGTTCTACAAGTATAAACGCAGTGCAAACAGATACTGGCGACAAACCTCTTTGGGAAACAGATGCGGCAGATATTGGTGGTGTAAAATTCCATAATCAAATTAAATTTATGGATCTTTCTGAAGAAATTGATTTAGATGCAAACACAGATTTTACAATAGCTGTAAGATTTAAAGCTACTGATTTAAGTGCTGCTCGTGGTCTTATGGGGAGCGCCGCTACTGAGTTTTTAAGATTAAATAGTAACACAACCTTAAGAGCTAAAGTAAACAATGTAAATAGAGATTTCGCTTTAGCAAGTGGAACTATAGCGACCGATGAGTACTTTACAGTTCTTATTGTTAGAAGTGATGGTTCTACAGGGAATTTAAACGTGTTTATTAGAGGAAACGAATCTCTAAATGGTACTGCTACAGGAACACAAATGGGTAGTCAGTTAACAGACGCCGGTGAAATAACAATAAGTGACATAGGAGCATCTTTTGACGAAAGTGGTAATTTTGTAGGATTTTTTAAAGATGTACTTATATGGGATGGAACAGCTGCTAGCTCAGGAGATAGAAAAGAAATATTTGACTATATAGAAGGACAATAAAATAAAATTAACTTAAATTAAATGAAAATGGCAAAAAAAGAAAAGGTTCTGGATCTTAAACCAGAAAAAATAACTGATGAACAACTAGAAAAAGTTCAAAAAACAGTAAACAACATGAATAGATCACAGTTAGAAATAGGTTCTATGGAGCTTAGAAAGCATGATCTTTTGCATGGTATAGCTGGTCTTAGAGATGAACTTACTTTGTTACAAAAAGAATTTGAAAAAGAATACGGTACATTTGATATAGATATTCAAAGTGGTGCTATAAATTATACAAAAGAAAATGGCGAAGTTAATTCGTAAAATCTCAGTAGGGAAAGATTACAAAAACGACGCCATGCACTATGCTGTTGGACAAGAAGTTTATGGAGGTCATACTATTTGTGATATATTAGAAGAAGATGAAAAATATTCTATATATATCAAAAAAAACAAAGACGTTTTACCTTGGAAAGACTTTAACAAAAACATGGCTGTATCTATAGAATATAATCTAGAATACTAATGAAAAGTGTTTACAACTTTGTTGTAAAACCAAAAGGAGAAAGATACAATAATAGCAAAAAAATTGGTGATAAAGAGTTAATACTTAACACTGAAATATTTAATCATCAATATGTAAACAGAGAAGCTTTTGTTGTATCAACACCTATAATTGGTGATACAGATATAAAACCAGGTGACACAGTGATAGTTCATCACAACGTGTTTAGAAGATGGAACAATGTAAAAGGTATAGAAAAAAATAGTAGAAGTTATTTTAATGAATCTACTTATTTTATAAACCACGACCAAATATTTTTATATAAAAGAAAAAAAGAGTGGATAGCTCCAAGAGGTTATTGTTTTATAAAACCTTTAAAAGCAATAGATCAGTTTAATATTGAATCAGAAAAACCACTTCAAGGTGTTGTTAAGTATACAGATGGTACGGTGAAGATTGGCGATCTAATTGGTTTTAGACCAAAAAGTGAATACGAATTTATAGTAGATGGTGAAAGACTATATAGAGTTTTATCAAATTTTATTACAATTAAATATGAATACCAAGGAGACGAAGAAGAATATAATCCAAGCTGGGCATAAGGCCGTTGATGAATTAATCAAAGTTGCTAAAGAACCTATTGTAGACTCTGATGATGATATATCAGCAGATAGATTAAAAAATGCCGCGGCTACTAAAAAACTAGCTATATTTGACGCATTTGAAATACTTAACAGAATTCAAGAAGAAGAGAACCTGCTTGAGGGCAAAGCACCTGAAGAGAGAAAGGAAAAAATCTTTAAAGGATTCGCAGAAGGCAGATCTAAGTAATGTACGAGCAAAATTTAGTTAAAACAATAAAACCTATTAAACGCGCGACTATAAGTCGGCTTAACAAATCTAAAAAATGGAAATATGGATACAATAAAGAACATGATATCATTGTTATATCAAAAACTGGTCAAATTGGCGAAGTGGTTGAAATCCAAAATTTGCGAATTGCGCTGCCAAGAGTGCCAGGGCAAGTGTACAAACATGAATTAAATAAATGGGCTAAACAAGATTATCCTAAAGAACTTGCTAGGTTAAAAAATATATTTGACTGGAAAAACCATCCAGAAGAACAAAAAGAACAATGGTTTGACTATATAGACGAAGAGTTTAAAAGAAGAGATGAAGGTTTTTGGTTTGTTAACAATAGTAAACCAACTTACATAACAGGTACTCATTATATGTATCTACAATGGAGCAAGATAGATGTTGGGGCTCCTGATTTTAGAGAAGCTAACAGGTTGTTTTATATATTTTGGGAAGCTTGTAAAGCGGATAAAAGATGTTATGGTATGTGTTACCTAAAAAACAGAAGGTCAGGATTTTCGTTTATGTCATCTGCAGAAACAGTTAACTTAGCCACACTTGCAAGTGATAGTAGATATGGTATACTTTCTAAAACAGGTGCTGATGCTAAAAAAATGTTTACAGACAAAGTTGTACCGATTAGTATAAACTATCCGTTTTTCTTTAAACCTATACAAGACGGTATGGATCGACCTAAATCAGAGTTAGCGTATAGAGTGCCCGCTAGTAAATTCACTAGAAAAAAGATTACAACAAATGAAAAGTTAGAAGACATACAGGGGTTAGATACAACTATAGATTGGAAAAATACAGGTGATAATAGTTACGACGGTGAAAAGTTAAATTTATTAGTGCATGACGAAAGCGGTAAATGGGAAAGGCCTGATAACATACTAAACAACTGGCGAGTTACAAAAACTTGCTTGCGGTTAGGTAGTAGAATAGTTGGTAAATGCATGATGGGATCTACTTCTAACGCTCTTGATAAAGGAGGTGATAATTTTAAAAAACTATATAATGCAAGTGATGTCACAAAGCGAAATAGAAACGGCCAAACAAAATCTGGTTTATACTCTTTGTTTATCCCAATGGAATGGAACTATGAAGGATTTATTGACGAATACGGAGTTCCAGTATTTACTACTCCTGACGGGGATGTGCTCGCACCAGATGGTGAATTAATAGATATAGGTGTAATAGACAGTTGGCAAAACGAAGTTGACGGATTAAAAGACGATCAAGATGCTTTAAACGAGTTTTACAGACAGTTCCCGAGAACTGAAGAGCACGCGTTTAGAGATGAAACAAAAAATAGTATTTTTAATCTTGTAAAAATATATGAACAAATAGATTATAATGAAGAAATGTCTAGAACATTAGGCATTACTAGAGGTAATTTTCAATGGGTAAATGGCGTAAAAGACACGCAGGTTATATTTTATCCAGATGCAAAAGGTAGATTTAAGGTTAGCTGGGTGCCACCCCAACAGTTACAAAATAGAGTTATACTTAAAAATGGGGTAAAACATCCTGGAAATGAACACATGGGGGCGTTTGGTTGTGATTCATATGATATATCAGGAACTGTAGATGGTGGTGGATCTAAAGGTTCTTTACACGGTTTAACTAAGTTTAGCATGGAAGACGCTCCTGCTAATAGTTTTTTCTTAGAATACTTGTCAAGACCTCCAACAGCAGAGATGTTCTTTGAAGACGTATTAATGGCGCTAGTATTTTACAGCATGCCAATACTAGCAGAAAATAATAAACCGAGGTTGTTGTACTATTTAAGAAGAAGAGGTTATAGAGGTTTTAGTATGAATCGTCCTGATAAGATTTGGAATAAATTATCTGTAGCAGAAAAAGAAATTGGTGGCATACCAAATTCAAGCGAAGATATAAAACAAGCACATGCCGCTGCAATAGAAATGTACATACAAGATCATGTTGGCATGAAACAAGATGGAACTTTTGGTAATTTATATTTTAATGAGTTACTAAATGATTGGAGTAGGTTTGATATTACAAAAAGAACAAAGTTTGATGCAACTATAAGTAGTGGTTTAGCTATAATGGCAAACAATAAACATTTATATGCGCCAAATGCTAAAATCGAAAAACCTAAACTAAATATAAATATATCCAAGTATACTAATACTGGAACTAATTCAAGAATAATTAAGCAATAAATATGGCATATTCTAGCAAAAGCTATTTTCCTAGTCAAACTGTTAGTGACGCTGAAAAGCTGAGCTATGACTATGGTTTAAAAGTTGGTAAAGCAATAGAGCAAGAGTGGTTTGATAATGATAGAAATATTAACAGATACAGAACTAACCACAGTGATTTTCACGATTTAAGATTGTACGCTAGAGGCGAACAGTCTATTCAAAAGTATAAGGATGAATTGTCTATAAATGGTGATTTGTCCTATTTAAATTTAGACTGGAAACCTGTACCTATTATATCTAAATTTGTAGATATTGTTGTTAATGGTATAGCGGAAAGAACATACGATATAAAAGCTTATTCACAAGATCCATATGGAGTTTCTAAAAGAACAAAATATATGGACGCTGTGTTAAAAGACATGAGGTTAAGAGAGTTTAATCAAACTGTTCAACAAGATTTAAATTTAAACGTTAGAGACAGTAACGTACAAGAACTACCAGATACAGATGAAGAATTAGCACTTCACATGCAAATAACTTACAAGCAATCAGCTGAGTTAGCAGAAGAACAAGCTTTAAACGTCTTGATGGAAGGTAATAAATATGAGTTAATTAAAAAGCAGTTTTATTACGATCTTACTGTGTTAGGCATAGGTGCTGTTAAAACCTCTTTTAACACATCTGAAGGCGTTGTTATTGACTATGTAGATCCAGCTAATTTAGTATATTCTTACACAGAATCTCCATATTTTGAAGATATATATTATGTTGGAGAAGTAAAATCAATTCCAGTAAATGAACTAGCAAAACAATTTCCATTTTTATCAGAAAGTGATTTAGATGAAATAATGAGCAATAAATCTAATAATAGATCTAATTATAACTCAAGACACAATTACGACAAAGAAGATAATAACACTATACAAGTTTTGTATTTTAATTATAAAACTTATATGAATGAAGTTTACAAAGTAAAAGAAACTGGAACTGGCGCTGAAAAAGTAATACCTAAAGATGACTCCTTTAGTCCGCCAGAAGGTATGCAGGGTGGTTATGGCAAAATGTTAAGATCAATAGAGTGTTTGTACGAGGGCGCTATGATACTTGGTACAAATAGACTACTTAAGTGGGAAATGGCAAAAAACATGATGCGTCCTAAAAGTAATTTTACTAAAGTAAAAATGAACTATGCTATTGTAGCTCCTAGAATGTATAATGGTAAAATAGATTCTTTAGTTAAAAAAATAACTGGATTTGCTGATATGATTCAATTAACACACCTAAAGTTACAACAAGTATTATCACGTATGGTTCCTGATGGTGTTTATCTAGATGCTGATGGTTTAGCAGAAATAGATTTAGGCAACGGTACAAACTATAATCCACAAGAAGCTTTAAATATGTTTTTTCAAACAGGTTCTGTTATCGGTAGAAGTTTTACTTCAGAAGGCGATATGAATCCAGGTAAAGTTCCTATTCAAGAAATAACTAGCGGTAATGGTGGTAATAAAATGCAAGCGCTTATAGGTAATTATAACTACTATATGCAAATGATTAGAGATGTAACTGGGTTAAATGAGGCTAGAGACGGTAGTATGCCAGATAAAAATGCTTTAGTGGGCGTTCAGAAATTAGCCGCTGCAAACAGCAACACTGCGACAAGACACATATTGCAAGCTGGCTTGTATTTAACAGCTGAAACGGCAGAATGCCTATCACTAAGAATATCGGATATACTAGAGTATTCACCAACAAAAGAAGCTTTCATACAATCAATAGGCGTGCACAATTCATCTATACTTGAAGAGTTAAAAGAACTTCACTTGTACGATTTTGGTATTTTCATTGAACTACAACCAGATGAAGAAGAAAAAATGATGTTAGAAAATAACATTCAAATGGCATTACAACAACAGGTTATAGAATTAGCCGATGCAATTGATATTAGAGAAATAAAAAATATAAAGCTAGCTAATCAACTTTTAAAAATAAGAAGAAAGAAAAAACTTGATAGAGATCAGCAGGTACAAATGCAAAACATGCAACAACAGGCTCAGTTAAACCAGCAGTCTGCTCAAGCAGCAGCTCAAGCTGAGGTGCAAAAAAACCAAGCAATATCACAAAGTCAAGCTCAATTAGAACAAGTGAAATCTCAATTAGAATCTCAAAAAATGCAACAAGAAGTTATGCATAAGAAAGAATTAATGGAATTAGAATTTAATTACAACATGCAACTTAAAGGCATTGAAGTTGAAGGACAAAAAAGTAAAGAGAAAGAAAAAGAAGATCGTAAAGATGAAAGAACTAGAATTCAAGCATCTCAACAATCAGAATTAATTGATCAAAGAAACAACAACAAACCACCTAAAAATTTTAGTCAAGCTACGTCTATGATGGATTTTGAATCCGAGGGTAATGATTTATTAAGTGGTGGATTTGGTTTAGGACAATTTGATCCTCAATAAATTTATTAATTATTATTATATTATATTATGGAAAACAAAAAAGAAGAACCTACAGTAGATAATACTGTGGAAAAAATAAAGGTTAAAAAACCTAAAGCAAAAAAATTTGCAACACCTAAAGACAATGTTACAAAAGTTAACATTAAAGATAAATCAGAAGAAAAAAAAGAAGACGTTACCAAGGTTGATTTAACTAAAGAGCAAGAGCCAAAAGAAAATGAAGTTAAAAAAGATAACACTAACGACGAAGGAGTGGTTGCAGAGTCTAAAGATGCCGAGTCCACACAGGAACAAGAAAAAATACAATCGGAAGAAAAAACACAACAAACTCCAGTATTAGAAGAAGTAACAGAAGATTCTACAGAGCAAGAGGTTGCTAAAGTAGAAGAAAAAGTTGAGGAAGCTATAGCTGAAGCAGAAGCTACTGGAAAACCATTACCAGAAAACATTCAAAAGTTAATTGACTTTATGGAAGAAACTGGTGGTGATTTAAATGATTACGTAAAACTTAACCAAGATTATAGCAAAGTTGATGATAATACTATTTTAAAAGAGTATTATAAAAAAACAAAACCACACCTAAATAACGAGGAAATTAACTTTCTTATGGAAGACACGTTCTCTTATGACGAAGAAGTAGACGAAGAAATAGAGATTAAAAGAAAAAAATTAGCGTTAAAAGAGCAAGTTGCCAACGCTAAACGCCACTTGGACGGGCAAAAGTCCAAATACTATAAAGACATTAAGGCTGGAAACAAACTTACAACTGAGCAACAAAAAGCTGTAAATTTCTTTAATAGATACAACAAGGAGTCAAAAGCAAATCAAGAAATAGCAAAAACAAACTCTGATATTTTTACTCAAAAAACTAATCAAGTTTTTAACAGCGAGTTCAAAGGTTTTGAATATAACGTTGGTGAAAAAAAATATAGATTTAACGTAAACAACGCTGAAGAAATTAAAGAAACTCAAAGCAATTTAAATAATTTTACCAAAAAGTTTTTGGATAAAAAAATGGCTTTAACAGACGCTATGGGTTATCATAAATCTCTTTATACAGCGATGAACGCAGATGCTATTGCTAAACATTTTTACGAACAAGGAAAGGCAGATGCAATAAAAAATAGTATTGCTAAGTCTAAAAACGTTGATATGAACCCAAGACAAAGTCATGGCGTAGTAGAAGCTGGTGGAATTAAAGTAAGAGTGTTAGGTGATAATTCTTCTGATTTCAAGTTTAAAATTAAAAACAAAAATAAATAACAATTTAAAATTAAAAAATTATGGCAATTACTCCAGGAGATAATTTGAATAGCGTTGCTGCTCCACAAAAGCAAGCGTTAAACACAAATTATCTAGACTTAGCTACGGGATCAGCAGATACCCTAGGCTGGGCACAACAATACGTACCAGATCTTATTGAAAAAGAAGCTGAGGTTTTTGGAAACAGAACTATCTCAGGATTTCTTTCACAAGTAGGAGCTGAAGAGAGCATGACAGCTGATCAAGTTGTATGGTCTGAACAAGGTAGATTACACTTAGCTTATAAATGTACTATGATCGATGCTGATCAAGGTATTGGCGGCGACAATCCAGGGTGTGAGATTGAAATATTAACTGACATGGATGGTCAAGATCCAGGTTCTGATCACGGTGTTCGTGTAAATGACACTGTAATTGTAGCTGGTGGAACTGGTGTTACTTTTAAAGGTCTTGTAACACAGGTAAGTGGTACAAACATTGAAGTAGCTAACTATGAAGATGCTGATGCAGCTGCTGGTATAGCTGATGCAGCTTCATGTACTATATTAGTTTATGGTTCTGAGTTTGGAAAAGGTAGATCATACCAGACTAGCGCTGGTTATGGTACTGACGGTTCTTATGGAACAGCTACTGATTCAAGAGGTGCTAACGAGCCTAAGTTCAAAACATTTACTAACAAGCCAATTATATTAAAAGATTACTACGAAGTATCAGGTTCTGATGCGTCTAGAATTGGTTGGGTAGAAATTACTAGTGAAACAGGCGCTTCTGGATACTTATGGTATTTAAAAGCTGAGGCTGATACAAGAGCTAGATTTACTGACTACTTAGAAATGTCAATGATTGAAGGTGTTAAAGGTTCTGGAACTACTGATGTTGATTTAATGGTTGGCGGAACTAATGGCGACGCTGTTGGTACTGAAGGTTTATTTGCAGCTATCGAAGATAGAGGTAATTTAACCTCTGGTGTTACTGGTGTTAACGCTGCTACTGATTTAGCTGAGTTCGACGCTATTTTAGCTGAATTTGACAAGCAAGGTGCTATTGAGGAAAACATGATGTTTGTAAACAGAGCTACTTCGTTAGCAATGGATGATATGTTGGCTTCTATGAATTCTTACGGAGCTGGTGGTACTTCTTACGGAGTGTTTGACAACTCTGAAGACATGGCGTTAAATTTAGGTTTCACTGGATTTAGAAGAGGTTCTTATGACTTCTATAAATCTGATTTTAGATACTTAAATGACAAAGGTACTAGAGGTGGTATTAATGATGCTGCTGGTGCTAATGCTATTAGAGGTGTCA